CCGCGGCTTGATCCCAAACGTAGCGGACGCTCAGCGCCTGGAATGTCTGCGCCTGCAGGGTGCTCAGGGCAAGCGCCGGGGCCAAGATCACACCGCCTTGCGGGTTGACCGTGTCGACGCCTGCAGCCGCTACACCTTGGCCGCCTGCGCTGCGCACGCGCACGTGGGCAAGAATCCCAGCTTCGGGGCAGGTGAAGTAGTACCTCCGGTAGAGGCCGGTCGTGTCGTCGACCACTTCGGGCTGGAAGCGCAAAGTCTCGGTGTCGCTGAGCGTGTAGCTGGCGACCTTGCTGAAGGCGCTCTCCCAGCCGTCGCTAACGTCGGAGCGGTAAACCTTGAAGTTGGTCGCCAGCATCCCCTGCACGTTGACCATGTAGACGTTGATCGTCCGCGCGCCTTGACCAACCGCGGCGACTGTCGTGACGCCTCGAGGCGTCTGCGGAGCGGGGATGCGCTTGCCCTCGCTTGGCAGGTAGGCTTCGACCGTGCCAAGCAGCTCTGGGTAGAGGTTCGCGTCTTCGCGCTCGAACTTGCTCAGGAACATCACCTTTGCGGGGATGCCCTGCGACGGGTCGCCTACGTTCTCGACCTGCATGCAGTCTGAGGGCAAGTAGACTTCCCGCCGCTTCACTGTCGCCGTGTAGGCGCCCGTGACACCAACGAAGGGCCGGTCCAGGTACAGTTGCGCGCCGTTGAGGACCCACGCGATGCGATGCGTGTAGGTCGTTGCCGTGCTGTCAGTGATCTCGATGACGGCCCTGTCGAGCGAAGAGCCCGGCAACACCGCGGAGCTCGAGACCGGGAACGGGCCGCCGCCGACCGTCGCAGAGCCGTTCGTGACCGTGACCGCGAACGTCGCGTCGGTCCAGACCTGCAAGCGCCGGTCGCGCTGCGCAAAGTCCCAAGGCCGATCCGTGAGGGTCCGCGTTTGCGCCTCGTTGAGCAGCGACACGAGCTGCGACCGATAGGTGTCGTTGGTCGGGTCGTAGTCGAGAAGATTTCCGCAGAAGTCGATCAAGTCGCCGAGGTTCACGGGTCCCTCCTACAACGAAGCCCCGCCCGCGCGAAGCGGACGGGGCAAGTGTACCCGGTTGGGCCGAGTAGCGGGGATCAGAACTGCTTGATCACGACAACGCGACGCAGGACGGTCCCAGCCGCGGCGGCGATGGTCTGCGCCAAGATGCCGCACACGGGCTGCGCAGACGCCGCCGAAGCAACGTCGGCAACGCCCGCGGTGTTGGTGATCTGAAGCAGGGTCCCGATCGCGTTGCCAGCGCCCGCGTTGTCGCTGCAGGTCGCAAGCGCCACGCCGCTGATGCACACGATGATGCGCGAGCCCGCGGTGAACACCGGCGACCCGGACGCGTCGCGATCCGCAGAGCCGATCACGACACCGAACGGAGTCCGGACGGGCGAGCTGTTGCCGTCCGCCTTGAAGACGTTGCGGGTGATGTCGCCGATCGCCGTTGCAGCGTAGTCGAACGCGACCCAGTCACCAACAGCCAAGGTCTCGGCTGCGATGAAGGTCTCGGTCTGACTGCGGTTGCTGGTATCGCCGCCTTCGCCAGCGGGCAGGTACTGAACGAGGGTAGAGGTAGCCATGGTGATCAGGCCTCCGCGTTGATGAGGACGCCGTGCGAGGCGAGGTGCCCCGTCACGAGTTGCATGCGGCAGAAGACCTGCGCAGCCTCAGTCGCAGTACCGGGGACCGGCATCATCTCACTGAGGTTGAACCAGCCGTCAACGTCCGCGTAGAGCTGGAACATGTCGCTGCTCAGCGCGTACGCGGAGACAGGCAACGCGCCCATGGCGGAACCCGCGTTGGCAGTGAAGCCGAGGTTCGGATCAACGTAGATCTTCGCGCCGCGCCACATGCCGACCATGTCGGCATCAAGCGACGCCCGATCAGACGCGTTGATGTACTGAACCTGCGACTGTTGCTGCGCCTGGAAGGCGCCGTAGCAGGCCGGGCTCATCAGGATGATGTCCGGGAACTTGCCGCCGGGGTGGAAGAGCTGGCAGTTGATCATGAGCTGATCAAGGTGCGACAGGTCGAAGGCGGCGCCGCTGTTGAAGAACTGGTTGAACCAGTTTTGACCGCGGAACGTCGTCTTGGCGAGCCCGCCGACAACGTCAACCTGCGAACCGCGCGCAACACCCTCGAGCCAGCCCGTGGTGTTGGGGGCGACGGTAGTCGTACCGTTGCCGTTCAAGGTCTGCAGGGTGTTGATGGTCCCGGTGCCGCGGATGACTTGCTCGTTGACCGCCTTCTTCAGCGAGAGCATGACGTTCTTCATCTTGCTCTCGAGGATGTTGACGACAGCGAGGTCGCCCTTGTTGGCGGCCTTCTCCACCGCGCTCAGGACGATGGGCTGCGTGAAGTTGCTGTACTCGTACTTCGCCGCGTTGAAGGGGTCGGTGACCGCCAGCGACACGGGCTCGAAGCCGTTGTTGAGCACGCTGATCTGAGAGTGATCGCCGAAGATCACGGGCTGTTCGACGCGCGAACCGCCGTTGACCTTCACGAGATTCCCGGCCTGCTCAATGGCGCGGAACAGGGGGTGCGACACGAAGCTGTTGTCGATCAGCTTGTCGCGCAGAAGCTGCAGCGTAGTCGAGAGAATCGACGGGTTGATGGGCATGGTGCCCTCCTTCACGGTTGGGGGTCGGTTGTGGGGGCGTGTCCGCTACCGGATGCCGCTACAGGACGCCGCAAAGGGGTGGTCCGCGCGGGGCAACGGTAGCGCAACGTCAACGGCGATGCAACGACTGCGCGAGCGCGTAGATGTCCGCTGCGCTCATCTTGCGGACCTCGTTCTTCGCAGGGGGGGCCGCGGATGCGCCCTTGCGGGGTAGCGCCGTGCCTCGCTGCGCAGCCTCGCGTTCAGCGCTGCGCCGGGCCTTGTCCGCTTCTGCAGCCCGCTCCGCGGCGATCCGCGCCTGCTTGCCCTTCGCAGCCCAGTAGGCCGTCTCCAGGTCAAGGCTTGCGTTCTGCTCGAGCATGTGCTGAATCTCCGACCGCAAGCCGGTATCGGTCTTCAGGTCGCTATGCTCAGCGAGGAAGGTGTTGTAGCTCTCTTCAGCGCGGACTTGCTCGTACTCGCGCTTCATCGGCTCGAGCACCGCCTGCAGGCGCTTCGTGACTTCCGCTTCGATGCGCGCCGCGATTGTGGACTCGTTGAAGGGGTCGTACTCCGGAAGCTGCTCAGGGACCTTGAGCGCATCGTGTCCCTTGAGCAGCGCTTCGCGCTCCGCAAGGAAGCTCTTGCGCTCGGTCGCAAGCTCCTGCGTCTTCTTCGTGTAGTCCGCCTGCATGGACTTCATCAGTTGCCGGATGTCGGGCGGAACCTGCTTGAGCGCATCGTTCCATGACAGGTTGCGGCGCTCAGGCTTGCCTTCAGCTTCGACCTCGAGCTCCACTTCGCCGGACTCAGTCGCCGCCGGGGTAGGCGCCGGTTCATGCAGCGCGGTCGCTTGGTCGAGCACGGCCTGCGCGGTCGATGGGACGGTTGGGGCACTCGAAGAGGGTGCGTTCGGAGTAGTCACGGGGACGTCCTTTGCAGGGGTTGTGTCAGTCTCAATCTTTCGCCCAGGTCGCGCGCCGTCGGCTGACATCGCCCGCGCGGATCACGTAGGAATCGTAGAAGCCTTTGTTGAAGCCCGGTGCGATCTTGAACTTCTTGCGGCGCCCGAACGCGTCGGTCGGCTCGAGGACCTCGAGATCACGAATCCGGCCCACGATGAACGTTCGCCAGCCTGGCATTTCGCCGTTGGCGCGTTCCGAAGGGGTCGCGTCCGCGCGCCTGCGCAACGTGTTCGACTGCGAAGCGCTCTGCGGATCGATGTACATGTGCAGGTAGGGCAGACCGTTCGCCCCGTAGAACAGCGCGTGCGGGTTGCCGACGCGAAGGCCTTTGATGCCGATGATGCTTCCATCGCGGCGCACCCAAAGGTCCGTGTACTGGAAGCGCACCGGAAGCATCTGGTCGATCGCTTCCTCGAGGCCCAACATGGCCGTCACGGTCCCGCCGACACCTTCTTGCCGGAGAACCGTGAAGTCGGTCGGAACGACGCGCCGTTGGTTCGCGCCCGCAAAACCGAAGGCCTCAGCGACCGTGTTCACGAGCGCCGATTCAGCCGCCTTGCGCGCAAGTCCGCTGACTGCGCTCGTGATCGTCCGGAAGAAGGCCATCGTGAACCTCAGCGCATGCGGGAACGGAAGAGAGCATCCGGGCTTGGGCGCTTCTTGACCTCGACCTCAACCTCTTCTTCGTCTTCGCCTTCCCCCTCTTCCATCGAACCTTCGACCTCGACTTCACCAAGGCGGTCCATGCGCATCTCTTCCGCAAGCGGCTCCGCTTGCTCTTGGTCGACCTCGAGGAACGCCTTGAAGCGAGGGTCAGCCGCAAGCCCCTTCAGGTGCGCCGTGATGACCGTAAGCTCCTTGTCGCCCTTGATGTCCTGCAGCTCTACCGGGATCGGCTTGCCGTAGTCTTGGGCCATCGCAGCGACCATCGCAAGGAACCGCACATCGTCCGGCTCGAGCTCCGCGACAGGGCCCGCGCCCGCGTAGTCCTCGACTTCAACGCCCTCGATGCCGATGGCCTCGAGAACCGACTTCAGCGTTTCGGCCAACGCCTTCACGACCTTTGGGCTGTAGGGGCGATCGGGCTTGGGGACCTTCGCCGCGATCTCCATGCCGACCATCTCGTCACCGCCGCGCGCCGCCGCGCTGAGCTCGGCAGGGAGCTTCGTCATCACTTCAAGGGGCATCTCAGACTCCTTCAACGGGCAGCGGGGCAGGTCCCGCTTCAGGGGTAGGGGGCTGCGCCGCCTCGACGGCCTTGGCGAACGCTTCTGGCAGTTGGTAGGCGCGCACAAGCTCTGCGAGGACCGCTTCACGGGGGGCGCCAAGGCTGAGCAACAGCGGCGCAAGGCGCTCCAGCGAGGCCTGACGCGCCATGTCGCTCATTGGCGTTGTGCCCGCGTCCACCGCCCAGTAGCTGAAGTCGCCTGTCAGGTCATCGGCGCTCAGGTTGGTCGGGCCAACCGGGTTCGGAAGCGCAAGCGGCTCCGCTTCATCGCCCAACACCACACTCAGGATGATGTTGTACGTCGACGCGATCCCGGTGATGACCGAGTCACGGATGCGCGCCATGCGCCCGATCTCCGAGCTCGTGTACGCCGCCAAGAGCTGTTGCTCAGTCGCGGTCGACTTGGTGACCTCGCCTCGCGTGAACGGCGCCAACAGGCCCGCATCGCGAATGTCGCCGTCGACAGTCAGCGCGTAGGCTGCGATGTCACCTGGAATCGGCGCCTGCGGAACAGGGGTCATGTTCCCGTCCAACGGTTGCCCCGGCTGCAGGTCGACCTCGATCATCTCGCCATCGAGGCCTTGCGCGATCTTGGCCGCGGCGTCTTCGGACAAGAAGCCCGCGCGGACCATCCACTGACGGGCCATCCGCCGCACGCCCTGCGCTTGGTAGCTGCGAATCAGGTTCATCTCGCGGAACTGATCCCGACTGCGCGCGAGCAAGCTGTAGCCCCGCAACGGGCTGTCAGGGTCGCGCGAGAAGTAGAGCGGGATGATGGGCACAACCGGTCGACCGGACGCGCTTTTGAAGGGGATGCCCGTGGTCTCATGCTGCAGCTCTGCTTCAGGCGTGCGCTCATCCGCCGCGGCCAACGCATCGAGCGCCCCGACTTGCACCTTCACGCCCTCGAAGACGAAGCTGTCAGGCTTGCGGTAGTCCTCGCTCCACACAAGCAGCTTGTCAGCGAGAAGATCGTAGATCTCCACGATGCGGACCCACTTCTCGTTCGTCGGAACGCTCGAGTCGTTGGGGTTCAGACCGAGCATCGTGCGCCCGCCGATCGTGGAGCTCGCGTCGATCCACTTCTGGTACACCCGCGGGCTGAAGTCCTCTTCGGGGCGGTCGTAGCGCACGGACGCCTCTTCAAGCGGCATCAAGTACACGTGGCCCACGTAGCGCTGTTGCTCCCACGCGCAGGCCGTCGCGTCGACGATGACTTCCCAGGGCGGAAGCGCCGCCGCTGCGACGCGCTTGAGCGGGTCAACCGACTCGACTGGGCTGAGCTTGATGAAGCTGCATGGGTAGATCAACGCGAGGCGCGTCGCATCCTCGAGCTGCTCTCGCACGTTGAGCAGGTACAGGTTCGCGGTAGCCTCTGCGACCTCTGCGTTGCCTCGCGCGCGCACATCCGGTTGCACGAAGACCGCGGGGTTCTTGGCGTAGAGCGAGCCCAAGTAGGACTCGACAACCGCGTACGCCTTGGGGACCTCAGTGCGCAGGACGCCTTCAACGACGTTCTCTTCCTTCGCCCAAAAGTCGGTCATGTAGAGCCGTCGTAGCTCGCGCATCTCTTCGCGGCGGTTGGTCCAGTACAGGTCGTGTTGGGCGACGATGTCGCTGACATGCGAAGGTGTGAGCATGGGACCTCAGAAGGGCAGAGCTGCAGACCGGATGCGCCGGGCCCGGCTTGCAGCGATCAGGTCGTCTATCCGCGTGCGTCCCGACTGTAGCGCGGATGTGCGCCACGAGGACGGCACATCGCGCAGACATCGGTAGGCCAAGGCCATCGCCATCGCCGCATCGTCGTGCGCGCCCTTCGGGGCTTCCGGCGCGACCTTGCCGGGCGGGATGGTCAGGCTGCGAAGCTCAAGCCAGGTCGGGCGGTCAAGCAGCTTCACGAGGGGCAACGACTCGCGCAGGGTATCGAACGCATCGAGCTTGCTCTGCAGTGTCGTGACCCAAGGCTTGCCCGTACGGGGATCTCGCCACTGCGCGTTGTAGCCGCAGGCTTGGAGCTCGAGCAAGAGCGCATGCCCGTGGTTGTTGCTCTCCGCAAGCATCAGCGCCTGGTTGTAGCGCGTGGCGACTTGGATGCAGCGATGCGCCCATGCTGAAGGCGTGACCTTGTTGTTGCGCTCGGTGTAGACAACCTGCGAGGTCGCAACCGACACGACGCACAAGGCCGAGTAGTCGCCACCAACGCCGCCGCCTACGTCGACGCCCATCACGTACCGGTCATGCGGATGCGGCTTCTCGATCTCGCGGCCTGCATTCTCTCCGTGCACGGCATGCTCGAGGACGTTGACCTGCGCAAGAAGCTCGTCACCGTAGTACCCGCCCTCGCGCTCGAGGAAGCAGTCGTCAATCGAAGCGGGGTACTCGCGCCGGAACTTGTGCTCCGACCCGATGCGCCCACATGTGCGGCGCCGCCAATGGAGTTGACCGAGCGTGAGCCCGTAGGCTTCCCGCTGCGCCTTCTCTGCGTCGCTCAAGCTCGCCTCGAAGTCAGCCGGGACCATCGAGGCCGGGTCAGCGTAGGCGGGATGCTCGTGCCAGAACATGGTGAGCAGCGTCCACCCGTTTTCAGGCGCGCCACGTACGAGCGAACTGTAGAAGTCCGCCGGGTTGTTGGCAGTGCTTTCCACGATCAACAGACCGTCGCCAACCGCCGCGTCGACCTGCGCAAGTACTTCCTCGAGGTCGGGCGCGTAGGCCGCCTCGCTGATCAACGCCGCCGCCGGCGTGAAGCTCCGCAAGCCGGTCTGACTGCGCGAAGTGAAGGCCTGCAGCGATGCGCCCGTGTCGCCGTAGACCAAGCGTGCGCGGGCTCGCACCTCGACAGGACGGGTCAGCATCCGTGGTAGCTGATCCAACCAGCGCCGGTTGTCATCCAACAGCATCACCGCCGAATCGTCGCGCATCGAGATGACCGCGTGCATCGCAGCATGCGGCGTCGTGTAGGCCAACCAGTGCATGACCATCTTCGCGCCGGTCGTTGCCGCGACTTGCCGCGCCTTGAGGATGAGGATGCGCTTGTGCCCCGCCTTCACCGCATCGAAGATCTTGGTCTGCATCGGCAACGGGTTGAAGGGCACAAGCTGCTTGCTGTCCTTGTCCTGCACACGATGCAGGCGCGCGAACTTGCAAGTATCGCTTACCAGTTGCGCGACCGCCGCGCGGTGAAGGACTGGAACAGCGCCGGGGACGAACGGCGCTACCATCAGCTCACCACACGCAAGACGGCTTCGAGCTCACTCATCGCGGCCTTCGTCGCGTCCGTCTTGGGCTGCGCCTTGGCGAACTCGTAGGCCTTCTCGAGCGTCCACTGCGCAGCGCGTACCGCGGTCGCGTTGCCCTCGCCCGCCTCGAGGGTCTCGCGCATGAGCTCGAGCGCGCGTTCTGTCAGGGTCGGCAACGCCGCTTCGATGAGCGCGACGGGGTCCGGGGGCGGCTTGGGGAGCGTTTCCCGGTACCACTCGCACCACTTGTAGATGTTGTCGACGCCGTACCACCTGTAGACGCTCGTATTCGTGATGATTCCGGCAACGATCGCATCTCGATGGTCCTTGTCGTTGTCGACCATCCACTTGACCAAGCGCTTGCGGCCCTCAGTCAACCCCTCCCACGATTCCGCGTCTTTGCCGTCCTGACGCCTAACTACCGGCCTTGTCGTACTCATCGGCTATCCTGCATGCAGGGTGCAGCCTGCAGTAGCGGCGCACAAAACGCCGCCTCCGCGTGCAGGCTGCAGCATAGCGCCGCCGCGGCTATCGGTCGCGCCGCGCGTGCAGGGCGCGCAAGGTCCGCGCACGCTCGAGCCAGTGCAGGCACTCTTCCATCTCGCCCGGGTCCGCGTGCTCTTCGCGCTCGAGCTCCGCAAGGACCTTGTCGAGCCGATGGATCGTGACCGCGCACGGTCCGCCTCGAGGCCAACCCGCTTCCGGGACCTGGTCAAACAGAGCGCGCGCAGTCGGCGGCAACGCGTTCCGCGCGTCGAACGCGAATCGAACCTCGAGGTCGAAGCGAGCGCGTTGCTCCGGCGTCATACCGCGCGCGGCCTTGGCGGCGCCGGTCATGCGCCCTCCACGGGCACATGTTCGCCGCGCCCGATGCGGTCTGCCCACAGCAGCAGCAGACCGCGCCCCGCAGGTGAGAGCGACGGAACACCGCGCTCGATGGGATGGGGGGCGTTCGCCGCCGATACCAAGGCCGCCACCACGGCGGCACGCTCAGCCGCGGCGCCCTCGGCGCGAGCGGTGGCCAGCGCGGCCTCGGCGGCGTCGGCCTCGGCGGCGGCGTAGGCGGCGTCTGCGGCGCGGGCGGCGGCGTCGGCGGCGTCGGCGGCGGCGCG